TATAGGGTCCAAGTTCGCGGACGGTCTTCACGCTGGTGTTGGTGCTGTAATCATCGACGATATGGCTGCAAAGCATCCCAACAAGATGCCCGAGGGCGATCCGGCAATCGCTCTCGTTCATGCGCTGGCAAACATTGCGCCCCACTTCCCCAATAACGCGAACGCAGCTGACAAGGGCAAAATCCCATGCCATCCTGCTGGTACCATCATCAGCACGAACATCAGCTCGCTGAACGTGATGTCGACTTTCCAGGAGTCTGGCATCATTTACAGGCGCCTTAATCACTTTGTGTCCATTCGGCCTAAGGCTGGGTACTCAGATGACGGAGTGCTGTCTGGCAAGCGTGCTGCTGAGTGGAACGCGAAGGCAGTGGAGGAAGGCCTCGAGCAGCTTGAGGATTGGTGGGAGGTGCAGGTGCACTGCTTCCACGTGACCAACGTCACCACCCCCGCCGAACAGGGTGGTGTGCCTAAGCCAGTGGTCGAGGGTTACTGGGAGAAGATCTTCCCTGCGCCCCTCAACGCTGACGACAGGTCTGACGCGTGGGCGCCGATCGACGATTACTGGTGGTTTCTTGGCCAGAGTGCAGTGAAGCACTTCGCTGCGCAGACTGAGGCAATCGTGAACATGAAGACGCGCAAGATCAACTTCGAGCAGTACACCAAGCCCAGGCCGCCGCCCGGAGAGCCAGCGCACGCGCCTGCCATGGCTGTGCCGCCGTCTGCGCCCGCTGCCAAAGTGCTCGGCAAGTCAAAGCGAAAGGCACCACCTGATCCAAAGGGTCCCCCGCCCGATGGTGGTGCTGGGTTCGCGCCGCGCCAGAAAGACGTTGACATGAAAAGCCCGGAGAACAATCCAGTATCTTCGGGTGCTTTCTTCAAGCCACCGTTTGCAGCCGGCGACACGAGCGTGCTGCGGCCAAAGTGGCCTGATGGTTCAGAAGTGGACACCAGGCCACCGATTGCCGGCGTCAAGGAGTACGCCGATGCACCAGAGGAGCGGCGCCTCGCACACTTAGCGGTCACGCGCGAAAAGTGGGGCGAGTTTGCGTATGATCTCGTTTGGGGCCAGAAAGAAGCACTTAAGGAGCAGGTTGCAGCGAATCGCGAGCTGCGCTCCAACGTGTCTGGCCACGATGACGAAGCCGCCTTCGACCTGGCTGCAATTCCAGAGGAGGACATAGAGACTCTGGTCATGGGCGGCCGCATAGAGTCTGGTGAGCCCCCTCCAGGAGGCACTGGATTCAGTGTTGGCAATCTGCTCCAACGGCTTCGGGGTGGCTTCGAGGCGGGTTTAGGCTATCAGCGCCGTGTTCTTCCGCAGATGATCGAAGGGTCGATATTTACGGAGGATGGTCCTAAGCCGAGCACGCCGCCAACGCCTGACCCTTTTAATGACGCTCGCTGGGCCAGGTGGGGCACGCTGGAGCAGTTGCCCCCGGGTGAAGCCCCGCAAGAGGCGGTCCGCCGGTGGTGGCATGCCTGGCGGAAGTTCAGTTTCAGTCCTGCTGGCAATGGCACGCAAATGTGGGACACTGGCGTCTTCGGTGAGGGCAGGAATTTTGTGCCAGGCATGGGCCCGCGCGATTACATGCGCAGGGACAGCCCGTACGAGGAGAACACGACTAGCAGTCAGCCGTCGACGCTCTATCAGCGGGATGTCAAGCTCACGGCACTCACAGTCTATGATTTGACGCGCATCCGAGGCGTGTTGTTGAAAGAGACTGGGGTGTTGGGCTTCAATGCGTTGATCGGCACTCTCACAGGTGGATACCTCGCTTTCGCTACGTTCAATGCGATAGGGCGTGGTCGCCCCGTCGCAGCCATTTTGAACTACGCGATGACGATGCAGAACATCTGGACATCAGGTTGGGCGCTTGGTGCAAACGCGGTCTTGTTCGTCAATTGTGCTGCTAGGGCGATTCAGGCCGTGCGAGGGCCCCTTGACCAGGTCGTTCACAGGCTCAACGAGTACAACGAGTTCAGTGAAAAGATCAGGAAGTGGGCAAAGGATCATTCGGCCGTGTTGAAGATTATGACGGCTGTGGTGTTCACTCTGATGGTCTACTTGGGGTACAAGAAGTCCTGGAACAGCAGGAACTTGGAGTTTCCGGTTGACGACTACCCTCAGGGTGCAGATGGCATGCACAGGAACGAAGGCATAGGTGGCTACACAGATTTTGGTGGCTCCCCGCCTAAGTTGCCCTCTGGAGTCTCGTGTCCTAGGGCCCCAGCAGTCCTGACTGAGGAAGAGCGCGAAACGCGGGAGGTGGCTGAACGGTACGGTGCTAAGCTGGCGAGCCTCCACAACAGTCGCGTGATCTTCGAGAAGAGAATCGAGGGGAACACTTACATCGTCGGGCTCTACGATGCGAGCTTTGCGCCCATCCCGGGGTCTGCTGGACAGGTGACCTTCATGAACAACTCTTACTTCGTGGTGAACGCGCATGTCGTCCGCGAGCGAGACAAGGCGAAATGGATGCGCTTGGTGCGCCAGCCGAAGATTGGGACGCCTGGAGAGAAGATTGACATCCTCATTGACAAGATCGCATTCCTCGGTGTGCCTGATGAAGAGGGGGTGCGAAACCGGGATGTGCTCGTCGGCAAGCTCACAGAGGTGTCCATGGCCAGGAGGCTGATGGACTTGACGCCGTTTTTGCCCAAGGAACGGATCAAGTCTTCCCTGCGTGTCAACTTGCTTGGCAAGACTGGTACTGCACATTTCGACGGAGAGGCCACAAGGCTCCTCATCGATTACCAGATGCCAAATGGCAGGGCGCGTATTGTCAGCGCAGGCACGCGCTACGGCACCAGCGAGACGATTGCCTGGACTGAGAAGGGCGACTGTGGCCGGGTCTATTACAGTGGCGGCCCCGACAACGTCACTGACCCGAACATGATCGTTGGCATCCACACAGGCGTGAACAATTTCGAGGAGGGCAAGCAGAAGATTCTGCTCATTACGCCCCTGCACGGAGTTGCTGATGTGGTGAAGAACGGTGGTGTCGTCTTTGAGGAGCTGCAGCAGGGTAGCCCAACGAACATCCACAACCTCGGTGCGACGTTGCCTCTTGGCCCAGTGCATTACAAGGATGTGGTTGGATGGCTAGCTGCCCCTGAGCAGGAGCTTGAGAACCCCGTCAACATGAAGGTGTACGGGAACTGGAACGGCTTCCGCTCTGAGAACAGGACGCGTGTGAGGGAGAACATGATCTGGAAGCACGTCGACAAGGCTGCGCTCAACGATGCTGCTGGTGAGGACATCAGTGACGGCAAGGTCCCACCTGCCTTCAAGGATCACACGGCAGCAGGCTGCCCCAAGTTCAAGCAGGCACAGTTTCTGTCGCTGCTCCCCTCAGCCACGCCGCCACCGTGGGATGAGAAAGTCTACCAGGATCTAAAGGAGGCCGCGAACCTTTACCTGGAGGAGCTGTTGGAGCACGAGGCTGAGTGGAAGCCCCTTTTGCGCAAGTTGACCCTGGAGGAGGCTATCAACGGCGTGCCGACGGAACGTGGCATCGATGGCCTCAACTTCGGCACGAGTGCTGGGCATCCGTTCTACTGCAAGAAGAACCAGCTGTTCTCGATGAGGCCTGACAACACACGCGAAATCTCTGAGGAGTTGCGTCTTTTGGTTGAAAGGCTGGATGAGGGTCTGAAGAAAGGCATACTGAACCCGGTGTTTGCCTCTCAGCTCAAGGATGAAGCGGTCTCCTTCGCGAAGGATGCAATTGGAAAGTACCGTGTCTTCCAGATGAGCCCAGTCGACTTCACCATCGTGACGCGCATTTACGGTCTCTCCTTTGTGCGTGTGATGCAGCTCTTCCCGTACATGTTTGGTGCGTGCGTCGGGATGAACGCCACGTCTGAGCAGTGG